TGAATGATTGTGTAAGATGTGTAACCGAAGACGATACAATATATCTTTCTGCTATTACATCACCTACTGCTCTTATATTACCACCGAATATACCATCACCACTTACATCTAAAGAAGAACCAGTTATTGTTCCTGTAACCGTTAGATTTGTAGAGGTTACTTCTGTACTTGTAAATGTTGTTGCATTAAATGTGTTTGATTCTACTCTTCCAAACGAACCAGTCGAGGTTGATGAGCCACTTACGTTTCCTGTTGTAGTTACACTACCAAATGTAACATTATCAGATGTTGCAACTGACTGTCCAATAGCTACATCGTTAGCATTTACAGTAACACCAGTTCCAGCACCAACATTAAAAGTTCTATCAGAAGCTAATGTACCACCACCAGTTAAACCAGCTCCTGCTATTAAATCTCTAGCTTGTAACGTATCTACATTTCCTTCTTCTGTAGTAATCCTACCAGCTAATGAAGAACTTACCGAAGTAACTGAACCACTAATTGTAGTTTGTAAAGTAGAATCTGAAAAATCTATTTCTATATCATTTGCATTTGCTGTAATGCCAGTTCCACCGACTACATTGAAAGTTCTATCGGAGGCTAATGTTCCACCACCTGTTAAACCTGTACCAGCTATTAAATCTCTAGCTTGAAGTGTATCTACATTTCCTTCTTCCGTTGTTAATCTTGTAGATATAGAAGATGAAACAGATTTTAAATCTGAGTTGGACATCTCCGAAACAATAATCTTACCAAACGAACCTGTTGAAACAGCTGAACCACTTACCCTATGTAAGTTTAAAAAATCATTTTTAAGTAGAAGAGCATCATTACCCATTCCACTATGATTGACACAATAGTAATATAAATGATTTGGAGTAACTTTTGTAACATTTATTTCTGTGTAAGCTCCCTTTGTTCCAGCAGTTCCATGAGTTATCACTCCTGTTGAGTAAGCACTACCACCACCCCAAGTTCCATTTTCTACTATACTAAATCTTAAAGGATGAGTATCATTAGAACTATCCGATTGGTCGAATCTGTAAGTCTTTCCCTCATCAATAGTAAAATCAGGTGTCGTAGCACCCTCAAAAGCATACTTATTACCACCATCGGAGACAACAGTAACTTTAATAACCTCTGTGTGGTCACCAATTATATTACCTTTCTTTACCTCAAGACTGTGGTTAAATATATTTTTACCTATGTATTTTAGGTTTGCCATATTATGTTATTTCCAATATACTTGCGAAAACATCTATATCTCCATTAGCAGAAGCTTGTGTTTCCAATTTATCTCCAGCACCTAAGTTAATAGGTTTCTCAATTACCACAGTTGAATCTGCTGGTACATCTATGGTCTTTAATATATATCTTCTCGTAACAAAATTTGCACTTCCACTTATTGATAAATTTACAGTAGCATCATTAGTTCCATCTATATTACTTAAATATACTGCATGAACCACACCAGATGTTGCGGCTGGACAGGTATACAAAGTCTGTATCGTTGTTGTTGAACCACTTGCTGCACTTTTAAATGTATTAGCCATTATTATCCTCCAAATACTATTGCCATCGCCGTAGCGTGGTCTATTACTGATGTTCCTTGTTCAAAAATTCTTCCACTAGCTACAATATCACCAGCCGTATCTACTTTTCCAAATGAACCAGTAGAACTAGATGAACCACTTATTTTTACATTATCCCTATCAACTGTAAATATTGTTGAACTACCAGACTTTATGGTTAAGGCGTTTGTATCTGCAGAATTTATGTCAACTGTATTACCACCACTATGATGTTTATTATCATATAATAATAATGCGGATGAACCACCTGAATCCGTCTCTAATTTTATTAAAGTTGTATCGTCATCTTGTCTAATTCTTAAATCAGCTGACGAACCCTTTAACGATGCTACTGAACCACTTATGGTAGTGTTTCCAAAAATAGTAGTAGTGCCATGTAAAGTTTGACTAGAACCTGATAAGACGAATGAACCTGTTAGATTTGGATTTAATTGTTTACTTTTTAATATTGCCATGTATATCCTTGTTTTCTAGCCACTATAAATTCATCAAATGATAAATTAGGCGTCTGTACTTCTAATAAGTATCTATCGTATGACCTTTTGTATTGACTGATAGAAATCTTTTGTCTATGTTCAACAGTTTTAGGTTGTTGCATTTTTTGTATCGTCTCCATTGTAAGTTTTCTATCCGTTTGTGCACATGACTTACAAACTGTATTATTTCCAACTGCTCTATCAAAAGAATCTTTTCTAGAATATGTTAATATCCTAGTACAAGTAGGACATTTTCTATTCTTTCTATCTTTCCAACTTCTTTTTCTCATACTTATAAATATCAAGAAGTACTAAAAGAAAAGTGGAACTATGAATTAAATTTACCCCAAGCTACTATTTCATCATCATTTGTTAAATCATAACCTATACTATTGTTATCTATATGTAAAAGAAAGGATGAATCTGCTTGTCTAATTGAAATACCATCATTTTCCATTAATTGACCATTAATAAAAAACATAAAATCATGTTCAGTAGTAGATGTAACTTCAGATGGTGCAGACGCAGTTACAGCTGTAAAACTAGAAGTGGTTGAACTAATAAAACTACCAGTATGAGCAAAACATTTTCTAAAATACTCTGTAATTGTATCATCATCATTTGCATCTAAATAAGTTTTTACAGCATTTTCTGTAACTAACTTTACAGAACTACCGTCTGTTAAATTTGTATCATTTGAAATACCATTTACAGAATGATTTACTGAAAAAGAACCCGATGACATAAAACTTCCACTAAATTGATGAGTATCATCTGATGTATCTCCGAATTGTGTAGAACCACTTTCAAACAATGTAATTGATTGTGTTAATTGAGACTCAATTTTTTTAGCAGTGGTAGTTCCCAAAACACTCATATTATCAAGTGTAGTTAACGATGAAACTGTAGTATTTCCTAGTATACTTATAGAACCTGTTAATGCATTTGGTTTTATTATATAATCATTTATTTGAAATTGTTCAGTTGTTGTTGTCAATGTAAAAAATATAGGATTTGCAGTTGGTGATATGTCATTACCAATTCCAATCGTTATTATTTCTGTGGGTGATGTTTTTCCTAGTAATTCCAAGTTATTGGGTGTTATAGTAACACCAGTGCCTTGTATCATAATTAATGGTCCTCTAAAAATATTAGCCATTTATATACCTACGAGTTAAATTTACCTATAGCCAATATCTCATCATCACTTTCTAAATCATAACCTATACTATCGGTATCAACAATAAGGTGAAATGTAGAACCATTTTGTTGTATTGATACCGCATCGTGTTCCATATACTGACCATTTATAAAAAATATAAAATCATTTTTAGATGTTGCAGATAATACTGATGGTGCTGAAGCTGACACTGCAGTGAAACTAGCCGTTGATGGAACTGTTATTGAAGTAGAAGTTTTAAAAAATTGTTTTCTTAAATATGCATTTGGTTCGGTTACATTGTCATCTATATAAGTCTTAGCGGCGTTTTCAGTAATCAATGCAGTTGAACTTGCATCTGTTAAACTCGTGTCATTAGATATTTCTGTAACTGAATAATTATTCAAACTTAACGAACCAGATACTAATACACTTCCACTAAATTCATGATTATCATCACTTGTATCTCCGAATTGTGTAGAACCACTAGCAAATATGATAGAAGCTGAAACAAATTCTGTATGTAATTCTTTTACAGTTAAAGTTCCTTCAACAGATGCATTACCAGTTATTGTTATATTACCATCACTTACCAAAGAACCGTTTATAGATATACTACCAGTTATTTGAGAATCTTTAAATATAGTACTTCCTAATATTAATGAACTTGCAGATACAGAATTAAACACTACATTATCGGTAGGAGATACACTTTGTCCTATAGAAATTGTTTGTTCTAACCTACTACTACCATTAAATTCAACACCAGAATTTGATAGGGTTACTCCAGTACTTTGATTAAAAATCAATGGATTACTAACTACTATTCCCAAATCACCAACTGCTGGAACACTTGATATAGTTGTTTCATCTGGTAAAGTATCTTGAAATTGACCACTTTTACCAATATTTTTAGTAATTGTATCTACAGTTTCTGTTCCAAATATTACTTTCTTTGGTGTAAGGAATTTTTGTGTAGTTGACCTATGGTCAAAATTACCCTTTGGTAATAAATATCCTCTTAACGTAACAGTAAAATTTGTTCTAACTAATCTTTCAGTATCACTAATTTCAGTTGCATCTTCGAATGTCTCTATACTACTTCTAAATCTCATTTTATCAGGATCACCCCAATAAGCACCATCCGAATACACTATTTTTTCAACTATTCCATTCATTTGGTCTATATAGGATGTCCAAACAATAAAATCATATGTTATCGTAACATAGTCTGGCATCATTACATTATAATATTCTCTTTGTGGTAATAGTCCTATTTGTTTTGAAAAGTTATCATATTTATTTACTTGTGAAAATTTCTTTTCAAATGTGTAAAACATATGAGGATCATTCGCATCTAACTTATCTTGTGGAACACTATCGTCTTTTGCAATCGAAGTTCTACGATATGCAATAACTGGTGTAATCATTTGTCTTTTTTTATCTCTAATAAAACCTTGTTTTTTTATTGCACTCCAACGTTCTGGTGATGCGTACATAATAGGAACTTTTACATTTTCTCCATTATCTTCAATAGATGGTTGAATTACATTTTCAAAATAAAACATAATAGAACTATCAATATCAATAAGTGTAACTTCTGGATTTTTAATATTTTCACCAGACCTTGTATATAAATATCCTCTATTTAAGACTCGTTGTTTTCTTGGTAATGGTTTTGACATATTAAATCTCTTCTACTATAGACTCATTAAAATTTACTTTTTGAGGAGTCACGAATTTATTAGTTGTTGGTTTGTTATCATTACCTTTTTCTGATAACAAATATCCCATAAGTGTTAAGTTAAAATTTGTTCTAACTAATCTTTCAGTATCACCTATTTCCGTGGCGTCATCAAAACTATCTATCACACTTTTAAATCGCATTTTATCAGGATTACCCCAATATGCTCCATCTGAATAATTTAATTTTTCAATTATACCATTCATTTGGTTTATGTAACTTGTCCAAATAATAAAATTATAATTTAGGGTTACATAATCTGGTACCGAAACATTATAATATTCTTTTTGTGAAATAACACCAATCTGTGCACTTAGTTTATCATAAACATTTTGTTTAGAATATTTTTTTTCAAATGTGTAAAACATATGAGGATTATTTGCATCTAATTTGTCTTGTGGTATGTTTTTATTTATATCAATTGTATTTCTTTTAAACATAATAAGTGGTGTAATTATTTGTCTTTTTTTATCTCTAATAAAACCATCACGTTTTATTACTTTCCATCGTTCCATAGAACCATACATTATAGGAACTTTTACGTTTTCTCCATTGTCAAGTACTGAAGGTTGAATTACATTATTTATATAATATATTACTGCAGAATCTATATCGTTCAAAGTAACAGATATATTTTTTACATTATCTTTCTTACTTCTAGAGTATTGATATCCACGATTTACTATTCTAGTTTTTCGTGGTAATGGTTTTGTAGACATTAAATACTCCTAACTCGTTCTATATTTAAATTAGATATCCTTACTAAGAATGAATTACATATAACCGAATGATTATAATCTGTCTGTCCACCAACTAGTTGATTTTCATTAATTGATGATATTTCCCAATATCCATTATTCCAATTCACAACATCTCCAATTTCAATAACATAGTTGATATCAACAAGTGATTGTCTTATAAATGAAAATAATGCATTTTGTTGTAAATCAGGACCAAATTCATCCGTAGTTGTAGTTTGGTCTTCTGCATCAACAATAGCACTTATCTGAACACCTGGCTTATATACTTTACCACTTGAAGTTTCACCATACATATTAACTTCCGTATCATATACAGAAACTTTATATACGACTACTGGTTGATATATTATACCATCTTTACTTGTAGACAAATCACCGACAAGTTCTTTATTAAACTTATCAAAGGTGTCTATGTCTTTTTGTGAATAAAAACGACTTGGCATATGATTATCCTATGTAAATTGGGTATGGAACTTTTTGTAGTTTTTCTTGTAAAAACTCAGCTTCATCTTTATCTGCTTCTAAAAGAGCTTTTCTACTTGTTTGTTCTAATATTTCTCTAAGTTGAGTAGTTAAAGTTTCTTTTTCGGCTGAAGCTTCACTTCTTAAAGTATCACCATCTAATGTTGTATCTGAATTTGGTATTGGTATAGTTCCATATTTACTACGTATAATACCAAGTAACTCTTTACTTAAAGCTAGTCCATATTTTCGTATCCATTGTTTACCTACATCATTAATAAATTGATATTGCATGTTATCATATGGTACATTAGAAAAATCTGATACTACGTTTGATGTAGTACCATGTTCTGTTACCAATGCATTGTCTCTATCTGCTGTTTTAACATAATCAAAATATAAAGTACTATTTGCAGTTGGATCTGGAAATATTCTTAATTTATTATTTACCAATGTAAAAGAATACGCAGATTTTCTAATTGAATCATTCATTTCGATTGCTTGAACTCTAAGTAAATCTTCAAATATAGGCATTAATGTAAATGATACTGCTGGGGAGTTATTACCAAAACCAAAACCCTCTACCATATTTATTGTTCCATATCCTGTAGTTGCGTATGGATCGAAAAATCTTTGCATTGCAGGTGTACCTTCATAATAAACTCTTTTAATTTCTATTGCTTCACCGCTTTCGGAAACATCTGCGAATAAAGCATCTAAATCATATTCTTGAGTGCCACTTGTGATATTCACACTACCTTTTTTCCAATCAACGTTACCACCAACACCAGCTTCTGTACCATATTGTTTAGCTAAAGATACCGTTCTACCTAACGTTGGTGTAACTTTTTTATGTGTTACGTTTGAACCAGTCGCTTGACCTGTAAGGTGTAATAAATTGTCTTTTATGTTAAATTGATTTACTTGTGCAGAATATTCTGAAACCGATTCTTCAAAACAAGCATAAAAAGAACCAGATTGTAATTCAACTGACATGATTGGATACCCCAACCTACGAGCACACCAATCTGCAAACTTATCCACATCTGATGTGAAATCACTATCATTGTCATATAATCCCCAAGGTGTACTTCCTGTGGTAAATGTACTACTACCAGCCCAAATAGATTCTTGTGCCATTTAAAATCTCCTAAATTAAATACTATTAGTCATTAATAAATATAACAAGCAAAAAAAAAAGGGGAAGTTATACTTCCCCTTTTTATTAGTGTACCTAAAGTACAGTCTTAGTTGACATTAAACGTAATTTACGTCCGCAACAATGACTTTTCCATAGAACTCAGGTCTTACGATTTTCTTCGCATACCTAGTCATTACACCTTTTCTTGGTGTAAAGTTCTTAGGATCATACACGAGAGGTGTCATGATTAATGGTACATATGGAGCGTAAACCGCACCTGTTTCAAGGAAGTTACTTCCTCTGAAACCAACCAATATCACGTTCTCAAACTGATAAGGATTTTTATAAACCGTGTAACGGTTATTAATCAAACCAGCTTTTTGAACACCCATTGCATAGGACTTGTTGTTAGCATCACCATCAGATGAAGCAGCGTATCCAGGAATAGATTCTAGGATAGTAGCGACTTCAGGACTTACTACGATGAAGTTTGCACCACCACGTAGAGTCTTCTGATGAATAGCATTAGAAACAGACTGTATCTTGTTACCAAGAGTCTGGAACCAATCACCTTTAGAGTAAGCATTAGATGCTCCTGAAGACTCTCTAAAAAGAGTACTACTAGGATCATACTCATATCCAACTCTAGCTGACCAACGTTCTGTCTTAGCATTTGCATTCATATGAAGCATGTCTAGGATTTCCAAATCGATTTCCATAGAAACGTACTCACTTAATAGTGAAGTAAGTTCTGCTTCAGCATCAACACTATGATAAGCATTAAGGTCTTGAGCAAGCTCAGGAGTCCATACTGCTTTCAATTTACGTGTCTTAGCAACGATTGGGATTGAACGCATTGATATATCAATCTCTGGTATATCAATATCAGTTTCAGGATTAGCACTAGTACCAGCACCTGTAGCTTCAAAATCACCACGAGTGATATCAGAAGGCTGTTTGTGATATCTAACAGAAACAGTTGGGTTTGATGCATCTTCGTCTACGATAAAACGTACATGAGAAGCTGCAGCATCTGAAGGATTAACTTCACTACCAGCTGCTCCATTTAGTATCTTAGTGTAAGCTGGATAGTATGCTGTTAATGCAGAAGAACCAGTTGGTTCAAAAGCTTTAACACCTTCTTTATCCGGATCTGTTAATGTTGATAATGGGATATCATAGAATTTAAGATTATCCAAAGAGGCAGATAAATCTGGCTCAAAATCAACATCGGCCCATGCAACTGAACCTGAAAGGTCTGCCATTGACTGTTCGGTACCAGTATGATCATTGATAGAATATCCTGACCTACCAGCTCCGTAAAGACCTTGTGATGGGTTTGCACCTGAACCAGAAGTAATACCAAATACTTGGTCACCACTTCCAAAACCAGCTTGTGCTGATCCATACTTGAAATCAAGATAGAAAATCAGACCACTAGGAAGGTTCATAGGTTGTACAGAAACGAACTCTTGAGCAGCTAACTCACCAAAGATTTTTCTAACCAATGGTAGAGCAACTCCACTCCATTCTTCAGAATTAGCAGATGTTCCTGTATGACTAGATTCGTCAATTAACTGACGAGCCTGGTTTTCAAGAAGAACAGCCATTCCGTTGACTTTTTGTTCATTACTTAAACCTTCTAACAATCCTGTAGCTTCCCACTTGTTAATCAAGCCACGAGTTTCCTCTTGTCTTTGACGGTAAGGATTGTATCCATCCATCAATTTCTCGACAGTACCGAGGTTTTTATGTTTTGACATTATGTTTTCTCCAATTATGTCTTAAAGAATACCAGCCAGTTTCTTAAATCTGTCTCTCATCTCATGTCCTTCAGCAATTACTTCTTGCTTTTCAGACTTAGTTGAGGCAACAGGCTTAGAAGCCGAACCTTTAGATTCTTTAATTTCAGTTTTAGTTTGTTTCGAACCAAATGATTCAGCCAAAGTAGAATAAACTAATTTGACTTCACGAAGGTTATGTGCTCTATCAAAAGTTTCCACAACTTTCATTTTTTGGTCATTGGACAAGCCATGTGACCTAAAAAGTTTGTTTGTGAAAAGTAGTTTTGCATTAAGCAGGTTAACTTCGTTTAATTTGGAACGTAAGTATTTTACGACATTGCGATGCTCATCAAGTTCTGATTGGAGTTTAGAATTTTCATCCTTTTTCTCTTCCTCATCTTCTTCTTCAGAAAGTGCTTTTACGATTTCCTCTAGGTCGATATCTTCGTCCATATCGTCTTCGTCTTTTTCTTCAGTCACTTCAACTGATTCGAATTTAGCTTTGTCCTTTGAACCTATGCCAGAAGATTTGTCAGCTGAACCTTTTTTGTTATCAGAAGAACCGATACCAGTTGTAGCGTCAACTTCTTCGTCAACGTCTTCTTTGTCATCGTCTTCATGTTCACCTTCAGTTACTTCGTCTTCTTTAGACTCGTCCATTTCATCATCTTCATCTTCTTCCTCTTCTAATTCTTTAAGAATTTCGTCAAGGTCAAAATCATCAGATTCTTCCATTTCTTCTTCATCTTCTTCATCTTCTTCTTCAGAAACTACTGGTGCATATTTAACACCATCGATTTCAATGACGCTTTCCATGTCCATTTTAGGTTCATCGTCTTCATCATCTCCACGCATTTCTTCAACATCATCTTCATCATCATGCATAGCTTCAGAATGGTCATCAGTAGGATCTTCATCGTTATCACGCATTGAACCTCTTTCTTCCATTTCTTCTTCATCATCTCCACGCATTTCTTCAACATCATCTTCGTCTTCATGTTCCATTTCAGATTGAATCTTCTTTGAAAGCATAGATTGTAGTCTAGGTGTGAAAGCTTCTTCTAGAGCAATTTTAGCATTTTCTAAAGCAGTTTCTCGAACAGCTTTAGCATCAGCAATGGCATCTTTTAAAAGATCATCCATTTTATTTCTCCGTTTTGGATTTAATATAGTTATTATGAACTATAATAGAATTACTATTTCGGTTACACTACAAGATGGTCGGATAGACCGTAGTGTATTTGTTTTTTGTATATATAAATATACGAATATAAAAAAAAACTTTAATTATTTGAATTATTTTTCATTCTTAATCGAGCTTTTGCTTTTAATTCTTTTCTTTTAGTAGATTTTTTTGTAAAAAACTCTCGTTCTCTTAATTCTACCAATAACTTTGATTCTTTTACTTGTTTTTTAAATTTACTTAATGCTTTTTCAATATTGTTATTGTAAACTTTTACGTATATCACGTATCCCCCTAATCGGTTTCGTTATCTGCTTTGTAATTTTTATCTACGTAATTAAAAAATGCTTTTTTCTTATCATCTTCTAATTCATCTGGTGAACTAATACCAAATTTTTTCATTGCACCTTGAAAGAATTTTTCATATGCATTTTCTTCTATGTCTTTAGTTTGAATATCATCTGAATCATGACCTGGTACGTGTTTTTCACCAATTTCATAATATCTACCAATAATATTACCCATATCTTCATACAAAGCTCCAAGTCTCTGTTGTAATGATTCAGACTCAGAAGAAATCTTACTGAACTGTTTAGACAATCCAGTAAGTTCCTTCATATTACGATTAACTGTTATCTTATCAAACCAATCTTCTGTTTCTTGGAGAGTGTGTGATTTAGCTTGATTTGCAATCCAGCCTAATTTCTCTGATATATCTGTTATATTAGATTTACCAAAAATAGCTTCACCAATTTTATTAAAGTGTGCTATTTCTTTAGTCAAACCTTTAACATCAACATTTTGGCCGTCTACATCACCATATTTTTCTCTGACGATATTAGACATATTCATATCACTACTAAAAGCACTACGTGACACGACACCACCTGCTATACTAAAGTTTTCTTTTAGTAAATCTTTTAATTTTATTTTTTTAGACATATCAAGTCCTCTTTTTATTTAACAGTATTGTTTATTATGTAGCTACAGGAGTATCGTTTAAGTCACCCTTCAAATACCACTTTGAACCATCTGAAATACATTCAAGTTGTTCACCTACTTGTACATTTGCAAGTGTAATAGCACATTTGTTTGCAATATTTGTTCTTGCTAGTGTAGTACCATTAGTATTATCTAAAGCTGACAATACCAAATCTGTAAATCTACCTATAGAACTTGATATTACATGGTTATGAGCTGTCGTACTTACTATTTTAAAATTTAAACCTGCTGCTGGAACTGGAAGAACGATAGTTCTAGCACCACCACCTGCAAATATACATCCACCAGAATCATCACTATCTACGGTGACACCTCCACCTGTTGCATCTACAACTGGTATATCTCGTATACCATCTCCAATTACACTTGAAATGGTGCCAACTTTATTACCACCATCGTAACTAACAACTTGTCCTAAAACTCGTCTTAGTTCATCTTTTTTTACTCCTGCCATTTTTACTCTCCTTAAAAATTAAATGGTTGTTTTATTATATCTATAAATATAAGTTATATAGATTTTTCGTTATTAATTATTTTTACAAACTAGTATACATACCAGTATGTTTAGTAAACATTTTTTGTAGTTGGTCATTGTAAACACCTGTTACTTTCTTAACTACATTTATCTTACTTCCTCTTAGTCTGATAAATTCCATATCATATAAATCAGTTGATTTTAAATCAATTCTTATATAATTTATACTTTTTGAATTTCTACCAATCTTAAAACCCATTCCTTTGGGGCCTACTGCAAAGTTTTTAGCACCTGTCATAGCAATAAATTTGTTACCACCTAGTTGTTTTAAGGTTTCACCTGCTTGTCTTTTATCCATTCTTTCAGATATTATATTAGAAACTTCTTCTTTAACTACCTTTTTAAGTGTTTCTTTTACATCAGATGTGCCAGTAAGTGTGTATCCTAATTGTTCTCCGTTTTTCTTTCTATCGTCTTCAAATTTTTTCTTATCAGAACCTTTCAGTTCTCCACCAAAACCTTCTTCAATTTGCACTCCACCTTTTCTTTTTATAAATTTTTGTAAAGTTTTATTTCTTTTTAGTTTCATTGCATCTCTATTTGCATATGTACTCCAAGTCTTTTTATTAAAGTCTGGTGTTCCAACTATTCCAGCTCTAGATAACATAGCATCTAGTTCATCCATTTCTGAAGTACTTAATCTTTTAAATTGGTAAACTAATTTTTGTTTACCAGCTGGCATACGTTCATCTACGGATTCACTTGTACCACCGAATTGTCTAGCATAAAAGTTTGTATCAGACTTGGATTGCTTCTTTGGTTCAGCTTTTTTCTTTTTAGATTTAGATAACATTGATTTAGCTTTATCTTTAATTCTTTGTATAATACCCTTAGCTTGTTTATGTTTAGGGTGACTCTTATTAGCTAATGCTGTAGAAACTTTTACTTTTTTACCACCACCAGCTGAGAGTTCTTTTTCTTTAGCTCTTGCCATAGCAGCTCTAACACCAGCTGCGATAGCTGCAGGATTTTCGTTTAGAACCGATTCTTTTTTTAACCGACTCTTTTCAGCTCTTCCTCTGTTTTTAGATTGTGATTCAAATCCCACTATCTTTCCTCCCTTATGTGATGCATCTTTACCATCACCATTTCCATAAGTACCTTTCTTACGATTGTACTTATTTAATTCTGCCCTATATTTTTTAGACTTTGTAGAAGATTGAAATTTATTATATTCATCTTTGTAATCTCTCTCTTCTTTTATCTTCGACATCCACTCTAAACCTGGAACAACAATATTTTTTACCTTATATTTTTTTTCCATTTTGTCTAAATCTTTCACCATCTTTTTCAAGTGTGGTGGTAACTCACCTGTTTCTTTAAACTTTTTGTGAGCTTTCTTAAAGTCATAAGCTTCTTTTTTTACAGGTAAATCATCGTGTTTTGTTTTAGCATACTTTCTTACACTACCCTTTTCCATAGACTTAGCAGCCTTTTGAGCTGCTTTTGAAAATTTACCAGCGGGCGCTTCACCCTTCTGTATCGACCTTACTATACCCATAAACTTTTGTTGTTGTTTGGATTTAGATGGCATTACTTTAATTTATTTACTAACTTTGCAGCTTCTCTCATGAAGTTAGTAACATTATCTTTATACGCTTTTTTAAGTTGTTTTGCTGCATCACGATTTTCTGGTCTTGCATCTCTAAGAAAAGCTTGTTCTAACTTAAACATCTTATCTCTGAATCCACCTTCGTGTTTCATAAGAGATTGAAATTTTTTCTTAGCTCTGTTCTTGTCCTCAACACTTTCTACAACACCACAACAAGAACCACCACAATCACAGTCTTCTTTTTCTCCCATGACATCAGACAAAGTAGGAAGTGGTTGTCCAAACTGCCTATCCCAAACATTGGATTCATTTAACATATCTTTTAATTTAATCATTTTTATACTTTCTTATATTACCAATCACGAAATTTTCTCCAGATGGACTAGTCATCTCTATCACTAACTCATCGTTGTTCAAAGAAAAAACATGAGCTACTTTAGAGTTTTTCAAAGCTCTGAAAAGTTCTTTCTTATCACTAGGATTAGAACGTTCATTTATAGTTTCTTCTGTCAACTCTTTATCACCATATCTCCACTCATGCCATTGGTCTGACATTTTTTTGTAATTATACATTTAATTTCCCCTCATGATATCGTTTATGATTGATTCTACCTTACAGTAATCTCCACAGGTTCTACCAACTATCTTAGATTCATTGATTGATTCGTTGGTTGGATGTAAGAAAGCACCGTGTGTAGATGGATTTGATACGAAATCAAATGCTATTAATTCAAAATCATCTTGTACCTCTTGAGCTTCACCCTCATTAACAGATTCAACTGAACCCATACCACGAGATGAGATACCTAATTTGATACCACTCTTAAATAATTCTTTTAATATGTTACCACTTGGTGTTCCTAAAACTTCAACTGTACCTAGTAGATTGTCACCTTCCCAATGCATTTCCTTGACATTGTGGGAAACATTCTGTAAATTTACTACTGATGATTCGGGATGGTCTAGTTCACCCATTGCTCTTCTTTGGCCAATAAATTCTTTTGTATATTTATCTGCTTCACGTTCTAAAATCTCACGAGGGTAAATTCTACCATTTTGATTTTTAGCCTCTGCTCTTTGTAAAACACCCTTAACAATTAACTTACCACCATTATCTTTCATGGATTCATTTATTTGCTCTGGTCTTACCTCAAAAGGTAAATAATCTACTATTAGTTGTTTCATTTATCTCTTCCCATCATTATTTCAGTTCTAAGACTTTCCAACATTTCTATCCATTGTCCAAGTCTCTTTAACATATAATTCTTATCCACATCTTTATTTTGTATCTCTACTTGCCATCTCTTTAACAAGGTAGAAATACTAAAAAGAGTATCCATATAGGATTTCTTTTTATCTTCGAAAGGCATATCGAACCTACTGTAACTGTCCGACTTTGTTTGCTAGTTTTACTAACCTCTCACTTATTTTATGTAACGCTTTATGTGTATTCTTCCAATAAGATTGTGAATTAACGTTTAGTTCATTTTTCAATCTTACATTCATCTTTACTAGTCCTTCTAATTGACTGAGACTATCTCTAACCTCTCTCATTGAACGACCAATTTTTTGTTTGGGTGTCATTGTTTCATCATTTCTATAATCATGATACTTACCCTCATCAACTTTCTTCTTTTTTTTCTTCTTACCTTTAAAAGCAAAAGGAGTTTTTGGTGGCCCTTCACCACCATCAATAGCACCAGTAACGGAAACTTCATCCAACTCTTGTTGAATTAATTCTCTAATATACTTTCTAAGAATTTCAAGTTTTGTGGACATTTTTAATCTCCTTAATAAGTTCGTAATATCTCATCAATGTTAAAACTTGTTTTTCATCAACTACTTTACCCTTTGTCAAATTACCTATTTGATTTATAGATTCTGTTAGTTTAATATTTGTAATCTTATCATTTACTTTTGGTAAATGTATTTTTAATTGTTTTTTAATTTTAGAAACTTCAACGTCTACATACTCTCGTAATGAATTAGTATTACTTACATTATTAATATAATGTTTTAATAAACTTTTTTGTGATTCGTCTAAGGTTTTATATTTTTTATTAAATTTATCAACAAGAATTTGATATGCTAATAATCTTAAATCTTTATCAGATTTACTATATTCACTTAAAACTTTTTCTTTAATCTTTTTTTCATCTACTTTTTTATTTGTAATGTGTTCTAATATAGTAAACTTAGAATTAACTATATGTTCTGCTTTAAAGTTTTCATCTGTTGTTTCAGATTGAAATATGTTAAATATAGAAGCAAGTATTCTATAATTAGGAATACGTCCATCAAAAAAATCTGTTACATTATAGTTTTCTTTAATTGATTTAATTAAATTATATTTTTCTCTACGTAAATTTGAATTACTTAGTTTCTGACGTTGTTTTACAACAACATTTAATAAACCATTAGCCCTAACTTCCGATTGATAATGTTTTTCAGAAAGTAACTTATAAAGTTCAAGCTCTTTTCCCAATTCGGTGTTCTCATTAAAATATTGTTTTAATATAGAAACTGATTTTGTAGATTTTCCAGCTAAAACATCAGCTGTTATCTGTCTTGTTAATAATTCAAAAAGAATACCTGTATTCTTTATTTTCGAATGTTTTAATTTTCGAGCCATTATAAATTACTCCAATATGTATGTATATTTACTCATAAATAAATATAAAGTTAAATAATAATTAGTCATTTGAAGTGTCCTTAGTTAAAGAAGTTACCTCATTTTGGTACTCTTCTTCTAATTCAGATACTTCTGTTATTAATTCTTGGTCTTTTTTACCAAAACTCATTGATTTTTTAAGAGAATCATAATGTGATAGAGCTAATGCTTTACCATATTTAGGTGCACCACTACCACCTTTTTTCTTATCATGAGCTCCTAATGGATCTCTTCCCCTTACTCCACTATCTTTACTATATTTATTTGGTTCTTTAGGTCTTCCCGCACCTGGCTGTCCACCTTCTTCTGAACCACCCTCATCATCTAACTCATGACCACTTCTACCCATAGCTAAATCCGATGGTGTTCCTTGTGACTCACCACTTTCAGCAGGATCATTACCTTCTGTTTCAATTTGTTGTCTTCTAAATTTTGTTTTATAATCAAAAGCAATTTGTTCGTCTTGTTCTTTAATTTCATCATCTGTAAACTTGAATATATTTTTATAAATCCACTCGGTAGATACTATTCCATCACGTAACATTGACTCTGCAAGTGAAGTTTTGTTGTTCCACAACTCAATCTTTTCTTGTTCATATATTGTAGATGGATTGGTTAATTCTAATTCAAAATTTGTTAAATCGGAATCTTGATATCCTTGTGAATACAAATGAACAATAGCAATCTTTGTTAATTCAGAAAGTGTTATTCTTTGTATTCGTTCTATTGTTCTTGCAAACCTAACATCCTCAGCAGCCAATGTAGCTTTACTACCAATACTCTCATCAAACCCAAGAAATGCTTTTGGTATTCTTAATGCAGATAACATTTTATTTTTAAGATATTCAATATCTTCAGTAGCCTCATAAGTCAATCCTGGAAGGGATTCAATATTTGTACCACTATCACCACCGCGGACTGGTAAGAAAAAATCTTCGGTGATATTTTGCATATTATATTTTAAATTATAATCACCAGTAGCTTCATCAACAACAGGAGCTTTCTTCATCTTATTAATAACTTGTTGCATGTAGTTGTCAACTTCAGCTGGTGGTATATTTCCAATATCTAATTTAAAAATTCTTTTTTCAGGAGCTCTCATAATACGATGTATCAACATAGCATCTTCCATAAGAGTTAACTGTTTATATATCTTACGAGCACCTTCAATTTGAGACTTACCATATGGAAGATAATTAGAATCTGAAAGTAATCTAAAATGAGCTACTTCATAATTTTCCAACTCCTCTTTTGTTGAAGATTGTTCTTGTTTATATCTATGTTCACTTGTTGCTGCTTCAATTAAATATTTTACATATTCTGGATTTTCAGGATCTAATCCTTCCAATCTAGATACATCATATACTGAAAGTGGTATTACATTTGTAATGCCGTACTTTTCATTTATTTCTAACTTCAAAAAGAAATCACCATACTTACACATATTACGAATCCAAGGCCATAAATTAAATTCTATATTAACAATATCATAAAAAAGATTATGTAATATTTCTTTTACTTGTTCATTGTCTGTGTTTATTTGTAAAACTTCACCATATTCAGATTTCATTGTTGATTCATCTGCATAGATGTCAAGAGCAGAAGATAGTATTGCGTCCGTATCCATTGATTCGTAATCTTTGAAAAGATTTAGTCTCATAGACTTTGTTAATAGTGCATCAGAATATCCACTAAGACCTGCACCTGTAAATATCTTTTGGTATCTATCCACTAAGTTAGATTTGTTTAATGCTTGTGTACGACTTGTATCACTAACTCTTAATTTCCTACCACCAACGTTTCTAACAATAACGTTAGTTGAAAATAATCTTCTTAGTCTACTAAATAAGCTTTTATCAGCCATTTTTTACCTCTTTAATTAAAGTAACCAATCTAACGATTCTGGTTTTTTATCTACTTCCATAGTCCAAGAATCATTTTGGTTGTTTTTTGGTGTATATACACCTTGATTTGATGTTATGCTATTCATAGCTTTTTTCTGAAGTTCTACCCCTTCAGCTCTTAATCTCAAAGCAGTTTCTCGTATCCATAATCCCATAGCATAAGACATTACTAAATCATCGTTATATCCTGACATAGCTTCTGCCCTACTACCATTATATATAAATACAAACAACTCATCAATTAATCTATTTGAACGTACCTTTACTAATTTTTCTCTAAAAAACTCTTCTAGTTTAGCAACTACTAAAGGTCTTGTTTTTTGTGTTAATGTAAATCCAGGAATGAGTTGTTTCTCTGCTCTGTTAATTTTATTATTTACCTGTCTATGTACATCAACCACTTGTAAATCTTTACTCATATAAAATAGATTATCATATTCTCTATCTATACATTGTTGTATTGTAGCCCAACCAATATTGTTGTTCTCTATAACTAGTAAGGCATTATTGTATTCGATAGAAATATTTACCAGTAGATTACCATAATCTCTAGTAGAAACTCTACCCTTATACTCAGCTACTTGTTCTAAACTTTCAACATCCATAATGTGAAATGCAGAGTAGTCTGTTGAATCACCACGAGCTACGTCAGCACATACTATATAATCTTTTGTGTAGTTTGGTGGTTGCCAAATCCAAACATTACTGTCTACTCCTCGTTTTTCAATTGGTTCTTGAACTTGAGTTTCTCTGTATTCTTCTAATATAACACCATCAACGACAGATTGACCAGAAGTAATAAAGTCACAATCACATTCTTGTGCAGCTAAAGAAGGACCTAAAAGAGTATCTTGGTCATCTCTCCAATCTTGTTCTCTATCTGGATGTACTGTCCAATGTAATTTAATAAAATTAAAATCATTTAAACCATCTTCTGCATCCATCCAAGTTCTATGAAACCAATTACCAACACCATTTGGTGTAGATAGTGCGATACATTGTCCACCAGTAGATAGTGTCTGTGAAGCAGCTGCCCATATTCCATCAATTTTATCAATGAAAGCAGCCTCATCAAGAACTAAAAGGGATAGAGCCTCTGAACGACCACTATCTTCACCACTTGATACAGCTTTTATCTGTGAACCATTTCTATATCTTAATGATAATTTATTATCTTCAACACATTTTTGTTTTAACCAAGAGGGTAAGTTGGCGTGCATCACTCTTACTTTGGTTACTAAATTTTTAGCAACTTCTTGTTTGGTAGCAATTACTAATATGTTTTTATCTTGATGAAATGTCATCATCCATAGTGAGTATCCAGCTGTAATTGTAGATATACCTAACTGTCTAGCTTTCAAAATAACATTAAAACGATGTTCTGAAAAATCTTCTATTGTTTTTTCTTGAAAATCATAAAGAGCAAATGGTATTTTACCTTTTATTGGATGTTGAATCATACAATATTTTTTCAAGAAATAAATAGGATCAGCAGCACATTTAACGTACTCCTGTTTTATTACATCTTTTAATTGTCCTTTTGAGTTTCTTTGCATATTATTTTTTACTTATGTAAAACGTAAACCTTACCACTTGCACCAATGTTCACTCTACTAACTCCAATAGGATAAAGTGTATCTGCTGTTAATGCTGTTCCTGGTATTGAACCACCATTAGTTGCAAGTATTACCACATTAGTTACTACTTCACATATAAATCCAGCAGCTGCATTTGAACCTGTAAACGCTACTATCTCATTTGAATCAACAAAGGTTATTTTATTATATTCACCAACGTCTCTATTTATTGGTGTGTTTGTATGGGATGTACTATGCATCCCACCTGCATCTGCTCTTGCCATTTAATCTCTCCTAAGATTTGGGTTAAAATTGTCCTATATATAAATATATCACTTTAAAGAATCCTCCATTTTTTGTAAGTATTCTAAAGCCTCATCTGCTTTTTTAATTAATAAACTGTCATCACCAACCCATTTTTCTTTATCAACAGAATAACCATCTGGTCTTACTTGTTGTAAAAATTCAGGTGTTTTTTGTTTTTTAAAATGTTCAATTGATTCTTTTTGTTCACGTATCCAAGATATTGTGTTTGCTTTTACTTTTTTATCTTCCCATTCTTTATAAGTACCATTTATTCTCATTTTATTTTCTACTTCTAACTGACAATTAAAACAATGGTTGTATAAACGATACATTTTGTCATCTAATCGTTTTTTCATCACTTTATCACACGTTGGACAGAACCAAGGTGTTCTAGCTGCTTTTAAAGCTTCTGAACGTTCACTTGACTCTTCTTTTTCCTTTGCTATTTGTTTTTGTCTTTCTTTTTTCTCTTTAGTATCTTCCATAGCAACAAAAATACGTTTTTCAGGTGTTTCACCTCGTAATATTGATTGCATTGCTTTATTTTGTCTTACATCTTCTCTACTTCTTGCCATTATAACTCCTATACGAACTTTAACATTCCTAATATTTGATTTGCTGGTGCAAAAGCACCTGTGTACTTAAATAATTTACCTTTATAGACAAATGTTATACCTTCACTTGGTACAACCGCCTTTAAACCACCGATAGCCTTTAATCTATCTAACTGAACCTTCAAAGTATTAATAACTTTAGGATCCTTGGATGTTTTTACTTTATTTATAGCTGATTTTAAATCCTTACGAATTGTTTGAGCTGATTTTGATGGATTAGCGGCTATAAAGTCACTAAGATTGGACAATATCTCTGCTCCCAACTCAAAAAACAGAACTTCCCAATCTCTAATGTGTTGTTTTTGTAGTTTAGCATGGTCTATCTTGTCTGTATTTAATACCCAATTTAAAAATTTAGGATATTTCTGTAAATCTTTTCTAATCTGTGGTATTTTATATGATTTGTCAAAGAATGCCCATCGTTTTGTTAACTTCATAAGAACATCGTTAGCTGGATTCTTGTAATCTGTCTGTTTAGCACCATTATATATGTATTCCATCCAATAAGCTTGATGATAATCAGCTAATGTATCTCTGTCACCCAACTGATATTGACTTTGTAGTTTATTTAACTTACCTAAAAAGTAACTTTGTCTCTTTGCAAAGTTTTTTACTTTAGGTAAATTAGTTATAAATGGTTTTGTGATACTATATGTCTTTTGTATGTTTTGATTTATCTGTTTTATCATACCAGCTAATACTCTAGCACTTCCTCTGTCTTCTCCAATGGGAGAACCATCTGTATCATACTCAATTGTACCATGAAATTGTAATAATGATTTATCATATGGTATTACGTTTGCTGTTTTTGGATAAATAACTTCCAAAGACATAAACTTTTTACCTTCTCCAAATATTTTATCTTTTTGTTTCTTACTTAAACCTTTAAGAGCCTTTTCTAAATCTCTCATAGCTGATACAAATGCTGTTTCTATTTCGCCTCTACCAGCAAACATATTTTTAATACCACTAACACTCAATGCATTAGCACCATGATTTTTAATATGTCCTTTGTTACGAGCTGCGATAAGTTTATCATTTTTCCAACTTATCATTATATTCTGACCATCTGTTTTTTCTGTAACCGCTCCTTCACTATCAAGTTTACCTTGTAGTGTATTAATAATTAGTGTTTTAAAATCTGAAAATGTAAGATTTTTGTCATCAAAAGGATGGTTGAGGTGTCCATAAGCACCACCTTCTATCAATAACTTAACTTCATCATCTAAGTTAAATGATTCTTTTACTTTTAACTTTTTCTTTTCTGTATTACCTACATTATCATCACCAATACCTGGTAAAACTGGAGTTTCAACTTCTACACCAGTATAATTTTTACCATCTGGTGTTATACCCATCCACTTGATAAGTTCATATCCTAAATTACGTAGCACAGTTCCTTCTATATAATCTTTATAAGACTTTATTGGATTGTTTGTACCAAATCTAGTACCATATTCACCAGATTGTTTATTACCATATGCAACTGCAGGAACTACATTGTAATTCAAAGTGTAATCAAAATCAGGATTGATAGCATGTTTACCTAAAATATATTGTAGCACCTTCCAACCAGCACCTGAGTACATATCATCCATCCACTTTTTAGAATATTTTTTATAATCATTAAATCCTTTGTAAAATGTTGGTGGACCATCATCTGTTGGTGATAATGCTGTTGTACTTTCTGTTAAAAACTCTTTTATCAAATCGTCACTTAATGTATATGACTCAAATAACTTTTTAAACTTATTAGTCATCATAGTATACACACCTTTATCATAATATCCAAATACTTTTTTGAAAGATTTTACCCTATCACTATCATCAAGCTTCGGGTCACCTAAAAGTTTTCTCATCTGTGTACCGCTTACATTACCAAATTGGGGAGCAGTTATAAAGTATCCGTTTTCTTCATAACCATTTATATTACCTTGACTTTTTTTATAGTCTTGAAAATATTTACCCTTACCAGCCTTCAACCTACCAGCATCCTTCTTACCAAATGCATATACTACAGCAGTCGTATCCTTATTAAACTTTGATAGTAAGTTCTTTGCTACGTAAGGTGACTTTTCCATAACGATACGATTCTTTGGAATACCCATCTTTGTCATGTGACGAACCTTTTCTTTAAAGTCCATTGGATGTCTTGGTGGTTGTTTAATATTAGATGTTGTTATGTAAACCTCATCTACCTTTGTCTTTAACCAATTGTATGTGGCTAGATGTCCACTATGAAATGGTTGGAATCTTCCACCGAATACACCGATGGTTTTTTTGATTTGTTTCTGTTCCATCAATTTTACATCAAATCTTTTACCACTCTTTTCATCTCTTACGTGAAAGGTAGATTTACCTTTCTTTTTCATATGTCCTATTACTGTCCAAGCACCAGATTCTCTTTTTTTATCAAAAACTTTATCTGTTACAGTCTTTTGAACTTCTTTTAATTTTTTACCAGTATCGGTTTTTGTAAAGGGGCCTCTTCTTATTGTTGAAAACCTTACAGGTGTCTCCATACCAAATAAGTTCTTAGGTGCTATAATTTTTAACTTAATCATCTTTGAACTATTATCAACGCCTAATGTTTCAAATTCTATTTCTTTATATTTCTTACCCTTCATAGTAAGATTGTGACCTGTAATAAACTTTGCTACTTTACTGCCCTTTACGGCTTGTGCTTCACTTACTTTCTTATAACCACTACCATAAGGAACTGAAGTGTTGCCCTTTTTCTTCATCTTCTTTACCATCTTACGACTTGGTGATGGTATATCCATTTCCTTAACATCATCCTTTTTCATTATTCTAAATTTTAAAGCAGTTCTACCATTAATAAGTAAGTCTCCCTTTTCGTTATAATCGATAGACTTAACAACTACCTTTTTATTTTTAAATCTACCCATGAGAACTGTATCACCTATGTCAACAGGAACTTCTATAGATTCGAAAAACTTAGATTGACCTGGATCTTTAAATACCTTTTGATGTTTCTTTTCTCTTCGTAACCAAGCTTTACCAACTTTACTTTTAATTGGTTTCTTTAAAAAAGTATCTATACCCTTACTAACCAACATCTTAAAATGCTTAGTTATTTGAGAGTCCGATAACATCTTATTATTCTGAACAATCATAAAGTTAGAACCACCGAATAAACCTTGAAAGGCACCCAAATTACCTTGAACATCTTCCCAACTTTTTTGAACGATAGCATCCGGTACAACCCTATCTCTCTT